TGACACCTTTGCAACAATTGACCTCGGCAGTTACGTCGATGTTGGTGATCGACAAGCACTGCAAATTCACAGTGTTGATTACATTGTGCAAGGAACTACTGCTTCAGAAACACCAGCTGCAACATTTGCGGCTGATGCAGTTGTTGATTGCCAACTCACTGACCTCAACCGTGGCGGTTTGGTCTTTACCAACGACCGAGCAGTTGTGTCATCAATGCGCTTGCTCTTTGACAACTCAAACAACTCCATGACGAAAGAAACTGATTTGTTCCCGGACAACTTTGGAAAGGGCAGCGATGACGGACGTTACGTTGTGAACGACCAACTCTATGTCACTGCACGTTCCTCAGCAATTGCTGGATCTAAGGCTGCAAACATCACAGTTCGTGTTAACGCTTCCATTGTCACCCTTGGTGCAAAGGACTTCATGGCTATCGCAATCCAGTCAACAGCCGCCGATAACTGAGGTGGTTCTTCTGGTCAAAGTTGAAGGAACCCTTGAAGAACTCAAGGCGCTGTTTGTTGAAAGTGCAAAACAAGAAGCACGTGTAACAGCAAAGAAGGCTGGAAAGAAAGCAGTCAAGAAGGCAGTCAAGACTGTCTCACGTGCGCCATCTGCGTATAACAAATACATGAAGAAGGAACTTGCACGTCTGAAGAAGGCTCATCCGCGTATGACTCATCAAGCTCGCTTCAAGAAGGCTGCCAAGTCTTGGAAGAGTGCAAAGAAGAAGAAGGGGGGTAAGAAGTGAAACTCCTTTCAAAGCAAACCCAAGTCTTGTCATTAAATTGATTAGGATCTCCCACCAATACTTGGGAGTCTTCTCAAGCCGGTGGTGATTATGAAGAACTTTCAATGTCATCAAACAACGTACAACTATTGGCAAACAAAGGATATTTTGATTTAGCGGGAATGTCGATGGAGCAAAAGACATTGTTCGTAAAAAACATTTCACTGCAATTGCAAGGACCGCCAAGTGGCTTGAATGGAGTTGCGGGCGATGCAGTAGAAATTATTACTATGTTAAGCGATGTTCCAATAGCACAACAAGACATTAGCGGGCCCGGATGGTACCCTTCTACAATGTCTTCAGACAATTGTTTTTTGCGACGGCTGCAAACATGGGCCATTAGTACAGACTCCGGTACATTTGGCAGCTACTTCCAATTGATGAATGAAACCGTGGACGGTATGGCAGAGGAGACGACATCAGACCGAATCTATTACGCGGTTTATGTCCGTCTTATTATTCTCAAGATTGGACCTGCCGAAGTCTCTCCAATCACTAACGTGACAATACCAGGTATTCGGTTTGTAATTCAGGCAGATGCAAAAGAAGAACCCGACTTTGTATATCTCATGCGACAACGTAGAGCATACGAGTTACAACAAGAACCGGACGTTGATTGAGATGATCGGCGACGTGTACAGACTGAAAGAGTTGCCTCTATTCAAGGCATTTCGATTGGGTACACAACTTGGTCAATATGTCGGCACTAAAGCCGGCGAAAGAACAGCACTTCGCATCGCACAGAAAGGTGCAGCAACCGGTCCAGTCTTTACTAAGGAGATGTTTGAATACGAAATCTCTGCGATCCGAATGGGCGCACAAATCTAATTGAGGAATTAAAATGTCTGAAGAAACACCAATTGAAGAAACGAAAGCACCAACTAAGACCGAACGATTTGCACAGTGGCTCATGACACGTGAAGAACGACGTGCAGAAAAAGAATCAAACCTTGAGAGTCTCATACGACTTAACGTGCTTGTTTCTTTTCTTACTCTCGGTTTGGTCGGTGGGTTCGAAACTGTTCAAGTTGCTATCTCATTGATCCCTTACCTTGGATGAAATCCCCTGGTTAATTACCTGGTAATTACCTGGTAATCCCCTGGCATAACATACAGGTTTGAACCCAAAGGAAGTTGTATTCACAACGTACAACTTCACCAGTTGTAAGACGTTGATTATGCTTGCAGAAGTACGTCTGATTACAGGCTTCACACTTGACGCACATCACTGAACACCTTCTAATCGCTTTGCACGTGCAAACGGTTCTTCCCATCGATCAACAGGAATTTGCATTAAGATACAGCTGTATGATCCGTGAAACAAACGTGGTGATGGGCAATCGCCCCACCAGCATCGATGCTCCCATTTAATCTTCAAAACTGAATCGTATTCAATAAATTTCACTTCTTTGCATTCGTGCCATGCTTCGATCGCGTATTGTTCCTCTTGGTAATCAACATCAATGCCAAGTTGCTCTGCACAGCTGTTAAAGTGTGCAAGCCACAATTGCAATGCGTCATGTTCATACTGTTCGATGGTGGTAAAAGCGTATGGAATGTTTGTCATTCTTTCACGTCCGCCGCCTTCTTGAGTGCTGCAAGAGCTCTACGGTCACGGATGATACGTGCGCAGCCTTCTTTGCCCATGGTAGACACCGCTGCGTCTACAATCTGTGACATCTTGTAGCCCTCATTCTTCATGTCTTGCAGGATTCTATCCGTCTCGTCGCTCACCGTTATGCTGTATTGGTTCCCCATAACACGCCCAAGCAGTTACCAATAATAATGTTATTCCTAATTGGCTCGAAAAAAAGGGGTAGGCAGAATAATATCATATGGCTTCTTGCCAAGGGATGGTGTGGTGGGTAAGACTATCCTATGGCGTGCCACCGGTAGAGAAGATTAAGTGCTGGATGTGGGGTACTTGTGTTGTCCGGGGGAACCGGTTTGGTACGTCATGCACAAAAACAACCCCCGGACACCCTAAAAAGAGATGATTAAGAATGGCTACAAAAAAGACAAGCATGTTTACCCTAACTGAACGAGTGACTATCAGTGCCGGAGCAACTGACACCTTTGCAACAATTGACCTCGGCAGTTACGTCGATGTTGGTGATCGACAAGC